ATAAAACTTCTATAATTTGACCAAATGAAGCTAATACTTTAGTCTTTGTTATTTTAACAAAAACTCTAGACCTTTCATTTTCACGAAAAGCCATTTCAGGTCCATATATACCTCTATAATTTCTGTAAGCCTTTAGCCATCTTTTTTCATCGTATATTTTAGATGTTTCAGCTTGTTGAAATCTACTTCTTACAAAACCGACAAGAGGATTACCCTCAGCTTCATAGCCGCCATTTTTAGTTTTATCTTCTTCCATTTAGATTAGTAATCTCTTTCTTCAGCCATTCTAAAGATCGCTGGGTCTACTTTTGATTTTGATTTACCTTTAGCATCATTACCATCACCACTTGTAGCTCCTTGTACAATTTTTGAACTAGGATCTATCGCCATAGGTTCATTTGGTCTTTTAGGTGCATCAGGTGCAAGTTCCCCTTGTTTGTATCTTTGCATCATGTTATTTTCCTCCGTTTAATAAATCTGTTTCACCATACTTTTTATTTTTAAAAGTACTTTTTACTCCAGATATAACTTTTTTAACTTTTGTTTTATATTTATCCATAACCATGCTATGAGCTTCTTTTACTCCAGCAATAACTTCAGGTATAAAATTACTATCTTTTCCTAGTTTATTATTATCCATAATTAGTAATCCTTTTCATCAGCCATTTTAAACAATGACTCTTGAACATGCTCTGCTCCAGGTTTACTTGGAACATCTGGATCATATTCAAACTCTTGATACTTCTTAGGTGCATGTTGAGAAAAGTCAATATTAGTATGTTCCCTGTTTGGCTGTTTGCCATCAGGACCATCACTTAATTGACCTTGCTTAACTTTTGCTTTTGGATCAAATTTAGTTTCCATGTTGTCTCCTATAATTTAAGTTTTTTTATTGCTAAAACATTCTTGGTAGGTATGGTTGTATAACCACCGCCTTGTTTTATATCTCCATTATCTTCAAAACTAAAATCTGCCATTACAACTGTTGTTGTTGAATTTTCATTTATCAGCCACCCAACACTACAGCATATTGCTGTTTTAGATTTTTTGATATCAATTAGATCAGTCCAATTAGTTTCACCAATAATGTCTTCCCAATAAATCCTTACTAAGGGATAGGGGAAATCTTTTTTATTTATTTCTGGTATTTTTCTTTTTTTTGACACCTTTTAATTTTCCAGAATTTTCCATAGCATAGAAAACAGACTGGCCTTTTTTCTTGCCATACTGTTTTACCATTGCCTTTTTAATTTTTTTACCTTTTTTATTTAGTGGCATTAGTATCCAAATTTATTATCTACCATATGATAGCTATCTTGAACTGATGACAATCTAAATCTTGCTGCATATTTAGGATGTGTAGGTCTACTCATACATCCATATCTTAATGCATCGTATGCATGATCTTCTGCATTTGTATCAACATCTTCAGGATTCTTATCATCGGTAGGTAATGTCCCTAAAGTTCTAATTAAATTTCTACAATTTTTAAAAATTCTTATACCTGGTACTTTATCTTCACCTACTCGTAATCTCTTGTGAACTTCTAACTTACCATTAATTCTACTCTTTGGAGATCTATCTGATGGTCTCCATCTACAACCTTGTTGTATCATTGTCTCTGCAATACTAGGACCAACATCACCTCTCTTAGCCCATGTACTAACATCTAATACACCGTAGTGTATATACTCACCTTTTTCTAAATTAAGGACTTGTCGTGCGAAATAATCTGCTGTAACCTTTTTGGTATACAATTCTCTATAGATCCAGATATTGTTATCATAATCAATAGCAAACCAAAGGACACAAGCAGGAGAACTATAACCCCAATCAGCAGCACGAAATTTATACCAACTACGAGGTATCTCAAAAGGTTCGACCACGTGAGTTGTTTTACTAAATTCTGGAAAAGCTGAATCTTCATATGCATCCCAATCTCCATCTAAAAATTGTTTTCGTTGTACTTCAGGTAATGATGCAAGCATGATATAATAATCATCAGTTTGCATTAGATAGGGATTGTCTTGTAGCTTAGCAGGAATAAACCTACGAGTAATATATTTTTTACCGTTAGGTGTATCTATCCCTACATCAAAAGCACTATTGGGTTCTGCTGGTTCTACAAACATTTCTCTTACCCATTGTGAACCAATGTTACCTGGATTACCCGTTGCTCTTAAGTATACTGGTATTTCAGGATCTACACTTCTAAGTGATGATCTTAAAAAGTTATATATATCTGGCGAAGGATATTGTGGAAGTTCGTCTATTCCTATCCATGTGTATGATTGACCTTGGTATCTTAAAACATCCGTCATGTTTTCTGCGTAACCAAACTCTATCTTTGCCCCTGATGGGAATCGCCACTCTTTTTCTTGCTCTCTCCATTTTGCTCCAGGAAATGCTTTCGAGTATAATAGCTGAGACTTTTGAATTAAGTCTCTTAACTCTGGCATTGTCCTTCTAATTAGGAGTGCTCGGTGTTGAGCTTTGGAACAGTATCGAAGCGGATCTACTAGCATCGCATATGATTTACCACCGCCTCTTGCTCCACCATAAAAAACTTCTCTTTCAGAAGCTGCAAGGAATTGTGTCTGTGGACCTGAGTTAGGTTTAAAGATCACTTCTTGCTGATTTATGTGCTCTTGTATATTTTTAGGAGCACTCTCGATTTGATCTTCCGTAAGTAGTTGAGTCTCTTTTCCTTTTAAAGACTTATCTATAGTTAACAGTTTATTTTTAATATTTTCTGCTGACTGTTTGGCAGATCTTAGAGATTGTTCTGCCTTTGCAACTTTCTTACGACTGCGAGCTAGAATCTGTTGTGTTGACTTCTTGGCTTTCTTTTGAATTATCTTCTTGGGTTTCGGAGGTTGTATTTCTTGCAAGTCTTTTTTTAAGTCCGACATGTGATATGTATCTTCCTGTTTTTCTATGTAGCCAAGATGCTGTCTCTCTTAGTGAGCAAGTCTTTGAATATTCTCTTGCCTGACCCAGAGCATCTAATTCTTCTTTGATGGGTTCTAAATAATTTGGATCTTGTGACTGCTTGAAACCAAAGGGTATTGTTCTTGCCCTTTTTTTAATCTTTATTGGTTCCATTTATTTTTTTTTTTATCGTTTTTACCGTATTCTGATTCTAATGTATTTTTAATATTTTTAACTGCTGCTGATATGCCAACAGCTCCTAGTACTGCTACACCAGCTGCTTTTAATCTTTCTTTTTTTATTTTTTCTTTTTTAATATCACCAGCAGGATCAAGTTTTTTAGAATTTTTTAAAAGATTTGTTTGACCATATTTTTTAATAAGTTTTTTTCCACCTTCTTTAAGAATAGAAGATATTATAGGTATTGTAGGTCCTGGCATTATTTTTTATCCTTTGATTCTGGGTTATCTTTTGCTGGTAATATAAATATACCGTGCAGAGCTTTCATGCTAATATCTAATTGATCCTTTTTAACAATACCTACTCTGTCTAATATTGAGTTAGCGGCTGCTAGACGAATACTTGCCTGTGGAGTAGTGCCGTCTTCATCTAGTAAGGCGATTAACCTATTAGCCGCTTGTGCAGAGTGTGTAGATAAATGAGTCTCCGCTAATTCTGTAATCTCTTTTTTCAAATTCCTAATTACTTTAGGATAAGAATGGGAGGAATATCCTGCCAATCTTGCTGCTTCTCTTGGATTTCCCTTCGCTTCTGCGAACAATACGTCTAGAAACTTTTCCTGCATATCTGTTAAGTTTTTCTTTTGAGTTTTTGTTATAGAAGAATCCATGTTTTGCATTTATTAATTCCATTATCTCACCAAATGGGAGATCTTTTACTAGTTTTTTGTTAAGTTCTGTCATTGTATATGTTTTATTTGTGATGACCCTGTTTGTGTGTTAATTATGTGTGTCTGTGTGTCCCTTAAATAAAACATATAAATACATTATAGTGCTTATATGCAATTTTGTCAAGTATTATTTTTAAAAAATTACATCTGCGACATTATTGTAGTAGACAAAATTGAAATAGGGGTGTATAATGTTCATAGGAACCCCAGGGGGGCCTTTACACCTATCCTATTCTTATTTTTAGAAGTACCCCCTAGGGTATTCCTAGGGATATTGTCGGAATATTAGGCCCTGAAATATAGCCCAGAGTTGGTTAACAAGGACTTTGGAGATTTTCTGGTGACTGGGTATATCTATCCCCCTATACGGGGGTGTACCCCTGCCTACCCACAAGTCAAGTCAAGGTTTTTTTTGGTTAATCACAAAAATATCGTCAGCTAAAAACTGGGGTATTCCTTAGAATTACTTTAAGTTTTTTTTTGGTTAACGATTGGGGGGGAATTGGGGGGTATGAATTTTTGTAACTAATAACCCCCCCTGTAAATCACTTAATTTATTTTTATAGCCCACAAAGAAAAACCCCCCAGCTATTAACTAGGGGGCTTTGAGTATTCCTTTATTTATTGCTCGAACTTAACTAGCTTTTTTTATTTCAC